AATAGTTACCTTAAAACAAGAAGTAAAAGAATTAAAAACGGAACTAAATGAAGTTAAGGCTAAATTGGACTCCGCTAATTCTGTTGATACTAATAGCACCAAGTTCCAGTTACGCCCAATACGTTAAGAAGATAGGCGGCGAGGATAAGATTGTTATTAGCCGTACAGAAGGCGAGAAGATTAACAACTCATTTGATAGCCTAACTAATTTAGTAAGCTACCAAAACACACGAATAGATAGCTTAATTAAAGCTAACATTAAGACAAGGGATAGCCTTCGCATTGATTTACTTACTCTTAAAGATACCCTTACGCAACGCAATAAAATTGCGATTGATACGTTAAACGATTATCGTAATAGATACTATAAAAACATAGCAATCTACGAGCAGTATGAAAAAGCGGTGCAGTTTGAAATAAAACTTCATAGGCTTAATTCAGTTTTGTTTGCTATGCTAACATTCTTTTTATACTCACAAATAAATTAAAATGCAATTAAACGACAAAGGTAAAGACCTAATTAAATTATTCGAAGGCTGCAAATTAGTGGCTTACAAATGCAGTGCTGCAAAAGATACTATCGGATATGGAAATACGTTTTATGAAGATGGTAAACCTGTAAAGCCTGGCGATAAGATTACCCAAGAACGTGCGAATGAGTTATTTGAAATCATAGCAAAGGAGTTTGCAGACAAAGTTGCTCCATTAGTTAAGAGTGCGGTTACACCTAATCAGTTTGCAGCCCTTACAAGCTTTGCCTATAACGCAGGTATCGGAAACTTAAGAAACTCTACTTTATTAAAGAAGGTAAACGCTAACCCTAACGACCCTTCTATTGCTTTAGAATTTGCTAAATGGACACGAGCAAACAATAAGGTTCTATTAGGTTTACAAAGACGTAGAGAAGCAGAAACTAAATTATACTTCACACCTTAAATTAATATTATGAAATGGTTAGCCAACTTATTAGCAGACGAAAGAGGTAGCGTGTCTACAAAGCGAGTAATTGCTTTACTATCGGCTTTGTTTATCTGTGTTACCTTATTAGCTAATAGCTTCACGCATCAAGAGATTGCCCCTTCGGATAAACTTGTAGATGCCGTAATGGTTATTTGCATAGCTGCAATGGGTACTACTACAATAGATAAATTCAGCCAAAAATAAATAATGCTAAAATCAAAACGCAAACGACTATTTTTCGATATTGAAGTAAGTGCAAATATCGGCTTCTTTTGGAGTTCTGGTTACAAACTTAATATCGGTCCTGAAAACATTATTAAAGAACGAGCAGTAATTTGTATCTGCTATAAGTGGGAAGACGAAAAAGAAGTTTACCATTTGGAATGGGATAGTAAACAATGCGACAAAAAGATGCTTCAAAAGTTTGTAGAGGTAGCCAATACTGCTTCGGAACTTATAGGGCATAATGGCGATAAGTTTGACTTAGCGTGGATAAGAACACGCTGCTTGTTTCACGGCATCGAGATGTTTCCTAAGTACGTTACAATCGACACTCTAAAAGTAGCACGTCAAAAGTTTAGATTTAATAGCAACAAGCTTAATTACATAGCTGACTATTTAGGCATTGGCACTAAGATAAAGACCGAATATAGTTTATGGAAAGACATCGTTCTGCATAAGGACAAAGTAGCTATGGCTAAAATGATTAAGTACTGCCAGAAGGATGTTGTTTTATTAGAGCAAGTATTCAACGCACTTAAAAACCACATCGAACCTAAAACACATTACGGAGTTATCTTTGGACAAGATAGGGGCTCTTGCCCTGAATGTGGCAGCGATGACTTGATTATTTCACTTCGTAGAACAACCGCAACTGGTGTAAAGAAAATACAATACAAGTGCAAAACTTGTTTTAAGATACATAGCAAAACCGACAAATAAATGGATAGTAAAATACTTAGCTTAGTAATAGAAGATATGCGTAGCCGTGAGCAAGTAGGTAAAAAGAAGTATAACTGCACAATGGACAGGGAAGATTTATCGACAGGCGAATGGATAACACATTTGAAGCAGGAGCTACAAGATGCGATTTTATATTTAACCAAACTTGAACAAATACACAATGCGCCTCAAGAAGATATTTAGCTTCGGCAACATATTAGATCGTGATACCTATGAGCAACTAAGGGAATTAGATTACACCAACCCTAACTTTAAGGGTTGCGCTGACGAGTTCCAGTTCAATCGGGAGTGGTGGGTAATGTTAGATCAAGGCGAAATAGTAGCTTACTGCGGTTCTATTTATTCCAAAGGCATTTGCATATTTAATAGGGCGTGGGTTAAAAAATCACATAGAGGGCAAGGAATACAAAGACGAATGATTAAAACCAGGCTAAAAGCAGCATCTACCTTTTGCCATATAGCCATTACATACACAACACTTGACAACTTTCCTTCAGCTAATAACCTTATAGATTGCAAGTTCAAGCTTTATTTACCTGAATATTCTTATGGGGGTAGCGACAAACTTTACTTTCAAAAGTTGCTTTAAAGTGCAACATTTTATAAAATGGGAAAACCTATGGCAACAAGAGTAAAAGTAACATACATAGCTATAAATGAGTATAAGCCAATATTATCTGCTTCATCTTTTGATGCAATTAAAGAAGGCTTAGATGAGTATTATGGTGTAGATAAAGGACAAGCTGAATGCTTAGGATTTACCCCATATGATACAAAATACCCTGACGATTATGAAGGTTATTATTCTTATTCATATACAATAAAACAATATGATAAAGAAATAACTAATATAGATGTAGTTAAGATTTACTGCGTAGAATACTATCCGTATACAATATATAAAGTTTAAAGGTAATAAAATGGAAAACGAAACAAAACCAGAGATTACAAGATTAGAAGTAATTAACCACGCAACAAATGACCGCCCAATAGGTAGGATATTAACCTTATACCAAGAACTTGGCGACTTCAAATCAATAGAATTATCTTATCAAGACGACGGAAAAACCCTTAAAATCTTTTTAGATTAATGTTACTTTAGACATTTAAAGTAAAATAAAGGTAGTAATACTACTACTTTTGGCTTCATTTTGTTACTGACTTTGGCAACTTTTACCCTTACTTTGTACGTTCTGATGTACAAAATGTGCTATAAACTGCACAATTTGATGTGCTTTTATCCTATATAAGCCACATTATTTGCATCATTGTTGCAAAAATAATTTATATAATTTTACACTTTGTATTGTTAATTGTTGTATATTTGTGTAAACAAAACACAAAATGACACATTTAACCACCTACCAAATGTTCCAATATCAGCGATACGGGAACATATTAATTGACGGGAATAGGAGTACTACAAACCCCTATGACCCTGCCCTATTGCCTAAAAACTACGATTACGAAGATGACGATTACACGTTTACTCGTTGGGTAGAAAACAATGCAGAACTTGAACTTTTAAAAAACGAATTATATGAAGATTGAATTTGTAAAAGAAACTAACCATAGAGGCGATGTTTACTATTATACAACAGTAGATGGTCGCTACCAAAAGGACACTATATCTTTGGACTACTCACAAGCCTATGAATTATTTATAGCTATGAGAAAAAAACAAGAGCCGACTATCGAAGTATTAGAACATTATATTATTGACGAAACAAAACCAGAAACAAATGAGCCTAATTAAAATTCAACAGGAACTAAAAGCACCTAAAAATCAATTTAACGCTTTTGCTAAATACAAGTACCGAAGTGCAGAAGATATAATCGAAGCTGCAAAACCTATCTGCCATAAGTACGGCTACGCTTTAATGTTAAGCGACGAGGTAATAGAAGTAGGCGGTAGAGTTTATGTAAAGGCTACGGCTTGTCTAAGTAATGGCGAAGATAACATTACCTGCACGGGTCTTGCTCGTGAAGAAGAAAACAAAAAAGGAATGGATGCTTCGCAGATTACCGGAGCAGCAAGTAGCTACGCTCGTAAATATGCTCTTAACGGACTCTTTGCTATTGACGATACCAAAGATGCAGATGCTACTAATGAGCATAAAGACGAGGTAAGCGAAGGGCAAAAGGCATTCTTGATTGAGCAGTTAGACAAGACAAAGTTTACCCAAGACCAAAAGGTAAAGGCTGCTTTGAAAATCAATGCTATCAAGAGTTTAGACGAATTTAACAAGATTAAAGAAACAATTAAAAAAAGCTAATATGAAAACCGCAATGCAAGAATTAAAAGATTGGGCTAATCAATATAAAGGTCAAATGATTTCAGCAGACCAAGTTGTATTAAAAGCACATAACTTACTTACAAAAGAAAAAGAAATATGCATATTACTTGCAGAAAAAGTATTAGATAATTTAATAGAAGAAGACATTAACGAAAAAGAAAACTAATGAAAGAATTGCTACCATTTGAAAGGCAGATATTACTTGCAGAAGTTTACCATTATGCTTGGTATAACGAAGAGGCATACGAGGACTTATTAGCCTTTATTAAAAAGTATGAAAACAAATTAGACAAACCTGTTTTTTTTAACCCAATCAATAACAATGACACAGAAACAACAAATCTTGAACCACTTGCTTTCGGGCAAAACATTGACACCAATCCAGGCTCTAACGAAATTTAATAGCCTGAGATTATCGGCAGTTATCTTTGAATTAAAACGCAAAGGATATAAGATACAGTCCGACTTAATTAACGTAGGTAATAAGAAACAACCTAAATTTGTAAGTAAATATTCACTAATAAAAAAGTAAAAAATGGAACAAAAAAAATGGAGTGCAGGTGCTTGGAAAAAGCAGACCGCTAAAGGAGAAGTAATTAATTTTACAATTAATGATGTTAAGTATTCTATGTGGGTTAATGCTTACAAGACCGAGGATAAGCAACCAGATTACAAGATTTATGTAAATGATTTCAAACCTAAAGAAGATACGGAAGGATTGCCGTTTTAATTATGCTAAATAAAAAGAAGGATATATCAATAAGACAATTAAAGGAGTTATACTTCGCACAACGTAACACCCATTTGCAACTTCACGAAATGATGCAGCAGTTAGGGTTGTTAGGCATAGAAGATAATGAGCCTTTAGGGTTAGACATTGGCGCAAGAACGATTGTCAAATTGGTAGACGAAGAGTTTGAGTGCGATGTATTAATTAAGGATAGGAGTTTAAAAACAACGTTTGGGCGCAAGGCTGCGGCTTACTTACTAAGAAGATATACTAAATTGAGCCTTAAGGAGATAAGCCAATACACAGGAACAAGCGACCACACGACTGCTATCCATAACATTAAACAAGCGAATAACCTAATAGAAACTGAGGACTGGTTTAAAACTAAGCTAAAAAAACTTTGTTTAAAATTAGAACTTAAAGAGATTTAGTGTATATTCGCAATATAAAAAGACACATAGACGAACTGCGAACCGCCTATGTGTTTAGTGGTTAAATATAATAACCCTGGTAGTTCGCAGCTATCGGGGTTTATTTTTTTATGGCAAAAGACCCAGCGTTTTTATTTTATCCAGGTGACTATGTAAGTGGCACTATGGGAATGACATTTGAGGAAAAAGGAGCATATATGGACTTGCTTATGCTTCAATTTAACCGAGGTCATATGAATACTCATATGATACAACATACGGTTGGTCACTTGTGGGAACAAGTGAAATGCAAGTTTATACAAGATGACGAAGGTTTATGGTACAATGTCAGGCTTGATGTTGAAAAGGAAAAGCGTAAAACCTTTACTGAGTCAAGGCGAAACAATATGAAACCTAAAAACAAACCTAAAGTCGAACCTTCATATGAAACTCATATGCAACCTCATATGGACTCCCATATGGAAAATGTAAATGAAGATATAAATAAAGATATAAATATTAATAAAAGTAAATGTAGTTTTGAACAAGTTTACGAATATATGTCTTTACGAATAGGTAAAGAAGTAGCAAAGATTGAAGCCGAAAAATTTGTAAATTACTATACGAGCAACGGGTGGAAAGTAGGTAAAAACCCAATGAAGAGTTGGGGAGCAGCCGCAAATAATTGGATAACAAACACTAAACAATATGCAAAAGGAAATACAAGCAATCAAAGAAAGCTTGACAAAAACGAACTCGAGAACCTTAGAAACTACAACTATATCCACTCTACTTCCTATGGAGCAGGAGATTATGACCGCATTTTCGGGGGAACGAATGAGGAACATAAACTCTATCATATTTAAGCAGAACCTTATTTATTTGATGCAGCTTGTAGGTATCAATAATCCTGGCGACGTTAAGTTAGCAATCTTAGAGGATTGGATAAGAACTGAATACGGAAACTTTACAATAAACGAAGTTAAAGTAGCGTTTAAGCAAATGGTAGCCAATGACTTTATCGACCACTACCAAAACTTTAGTCCTGCATACTTTAGTCAAGTTATGGATAGGTACAAGAAAAAAGCAAACGAAGTAAGAAAAATGATGCCACAAGAACGAGTAGAAGCAATCCCACATTTAACAGATTTAGAGATAATTGATTACAGTTACCAAGAATATAAGGTTCTGGAAAATAGAACTTTTGATAGGTTGTTTAACCCACTAAGCGTATTTACAAAGCTAAATAGTTCTGGCATTAAGGTATGGACAAAAGAAGATGGTGCAGTTGCTAAAAAGAAACTTATGGAGATTATTACCTACAAGGCTAATAAAATGGACATAATAAGCGCAAAGCAGTACAGGGACGAATGGACTGAAAGTTGGCTTAAAAACCAGGCACGAGCAGTTGCCGTAGCTTTATTTTTTGAGGAGCAAATAAAAATTGGCAAAGTTTCATTTTCTTAATATAGTTTTGTATTATGACCGCAAACGAATTAACCAAAGAAGCAATAAAGACCCTGAACAAAAACGGGTGCTTTGTATGGCGAAATAACAATCTAGCGGTTAGAGGTAGAACGTTTATAGGACTTAAAGGAGTTCCAGATGTTGTTGGCTTCCACACACAAACAGGAGTAGCAGTATACTGCGAGACCAAAGCCATAGGCGATAAACTTAGCAGCTATCAAATAGCATTTTTAAATTTAGCAAAGACTTCAAATTGTTTCTGCTACATAGCAACCGAAGAGAACGGCAAATTAACCTTAAAAGAATATGAACAAGAATAGCATCATATTAGAACTTTGGGAAAGCCGAGAACTTAAGGAAGCAATAGACAAAATGCAGCCTGAAGATTTACGAGACGATTTACGAAGCGAACTATTTAAGGTGCTATGCGAAATGGAAGAAGAGCGTTTAATTGATATGCGCACCCGTAACGTATTAAAGTTCTACTTGGTAAGGACAATGATTAATATGATGCAAAGTAACACAAGCCAATTTTATAGAACATACCGAAAACCTTTAGAAGTTGAATTAATAGTACACGATAGAGACGAAGATTTACTTAATAAAGTAGAAGATGAGTTATCTAAAATGCACTGGTACAAAGCGGAACTATTACGAGTGTATGCAATTAAGCACAACTGCAACGCTAAAGAATTAAGTAGGGTTACAGGTATTCCTTATATGTCAATACATAGGGAACTAAAACTAACTAAACGAGAACTTAAAAAACAATTACGCAAATGATAATTATAGCAGCAATATGCTTTGCAATTTTCTTTGTAGAGATACACCAATTTCATAGGAAGTGGAAATTAGATTTTAAGCCTTTTAGCTGCACAAGTTGTTTAGCAGCTTGGAGCGGATTAATATTATATTTACTACCTACAATATGTACCGACATAATTTCGTTTGTATTTATACCAGGAGTTGCAGCACCTTTACTTTCAAAACTAATGTGGAACTTATGGAAATAGAACACCGCAAATTTTTAGATGACCACGTTGGTAATTGGCATACAGTCCAAAATGGTTATGTGCGTAACATCGACTTAGACATCTTAAAAATGTACGAGCATATTTACCGCAAGTATATGAGTGCAGATTTTATACTAACAGTATGGTGCGGTAATTGTATATTTGATATGATTAAACGTCTTTACACTTGGTACGAAGAGCAACCTAAACCAAAGAAACGTAATGCAAAGAGTAATTAATTTTAGCGGTGGCAAAACTTCTGCTTATATGACTATTCAAGAATATAAGCCAGGAGATATAGTATTGTTCTGCGATACTATGAGGGAACACCCTAAAACCTATAAATTTATTAATGATTTTGAAGCGTTTGAAAATATACCAGTAACAAGAATAAGTTACGAAGGTGGCTTTACCGGAATGTTAAAAAAGCATAAAGCTTTACCTAATCAGTTTAAAAGGTTCTGCACAATAGAACTAAAGATTAAAACGGCTAAAAGATATTTAAGAAGCATAGGAGTAAGAGAATTTGAAAACCTGGTAGGCTTTAGATATGACGAACCAATGCGAGTTAGCAGACGTACTCAAAGATTTAAGAAGGTACACGATAAGTTCCCTTTGTTTGAAAGCAAGGTTACTAAACAAATAGTAAATGAGTATTGGAGCAAAAAGCCTTACACTTTGGAAATACCTTCAATATTAGGCAACTGTACTTTGTGTTTTATGAAAGGTAAAAACGCTATCTTAGCAATATTAAGGGAGTTCCCAGAACTTGCAGACGAATGGATAAATGACGAAAAGAATAGCAAGTATACTTACTTTAATGGCGTAACAATAGAAACGCTTAAAAGTATATCACAAAATAATTTGTTCAAGGAATTTGATTTAGATAACATAAACCCTGCGTATGACTGCGCTTGTACTACTTAACTATGGCAAACTTTATACACCCTACCGCTATTATTGGCGATAACGTAATTATCGGAGATGGAAACTACATTGGTGCTTATTGTATTATAGGCGACAAAGCCGAGCATAAGAAGTTCTGGCAAAAAGAAAAAGGCAAAGTATACATTGGCGATAACAATGTTATTACAGGACTTGTAACAATAGACGCAGGAACGGAGATTGACACCTTTATTGGAAATAATTGTTTCATAATGAAACACGCACACATTGGACACGATTGTACAATTTTAGACAATGTTACTATAAGCTGCGGAGCAAAAATAGGTGGGCATTCAATTATTGACAATGGTGCTAATATAGGACTTAACGCAGTTCTACATCAGTTTGCAAACGTAGGAGAAAATTGTATGATTGGTGCAAGTGCTTTTGTAAAAGGAGATGCAAAACCCAATACTAAATATGCAGGAGTTCCTGCACGAGAAATCGGCTCAAACATAAGATAATGAAAGTAGCTATTTTATTACTTACACAAAACAGGCACGATTTAACGCAGCGTGTAATAAACCAAAACTTTTACAATAGCGGTTACAATGCCGATTGCTTTCTAATAGATAATGGGAGCGACACGCACGAAACCTTTAACTACCCGTTTGCAGGTTATGACTTGTCAAAAGAAAAACGAGGCATAGCAGCAGGAGTAAACGCAGGACTTAGGCTTACTACTAATTACGATGCGGTTTGTTTATTAGCTAACGATATATTACTGCCTGAGAATTGGTTAGAAAGGTTTGTATTGTTTGCCCAACGAATAGAAAAGACAGGCATAATAGGTATACATTGTGTTGAAGATTTGCCACCAATAGTAGATGGTATACATAAAGTACATACACCTTTTGGCGATAACTTTATTACTCGTGAACTTATAGACACGATAGGCGGTTACAATACCGAGTATGACCCATACGGAATGCAAGATGCAGATTACGGAGAACGAGCAACAATTACAGGTTTTACTAATTACTACCTTCCAGATATGAGGTCGGAACACATAGGACACGATGTTGGCAACGGCACGGAATATAGACGAATGAAAGACGAAAGCTTGGCACGGGCGCAAAGCGTTTGGGAAAAATACCAAGACATCTATCACAACCAAAAGAATATAAGATGCGAATACTTTGTATAACTTCAGCTAATAGCGGAGTTGGACTGCACCGAATAATGATGCCAATAGTACACTTAGAAAAAGAGTACGCACTTATTACCGATGTATTGAATGACGAACTACTTGAACAAGGTTGGGATATTGTGCTTATGAATAGAATGCTTAACGAAATAGATGCAAAGCAAATGGACACCTGGCGCACTAAGTATGGCTTTAAGTTAGTAGTCGATAACGATGACTATTGGGAACTTAGCGAAAGCCATTTGTTATATTCAAGATATAAGCTTAACAATATAAGTAAACTAATTACCGATTATTTAGAAGTTGCAGACCTTTGCACTTGCACACACGAAAGATTAGCAGAGGAGATAAGCCATTACAATAAGAACGTTCACATATTACCAAACGCTTTACCTTACGGGCAAGAGCAGTTTATGGATAACAAGACCGAAGATTACAAAGTAAGGTTGTTTTGGTCAGGTAGCGGAACGCACGAACGAGATTTAGAAATACTTAGGCAGCCTTTCAAAAGGCTACAAGGTATGAATATAAGAACTGTTATTGCAGGTTACAATGACGGGGAGAAACCTATTTGGGATAAAATGATAGACGCCTTTACTTGCGGACTAAAGCTTAACCCTACAATTTATAACTATGCAAAGGTTACGGAATATATGGGGGCTTATACGGATAGCGATATTTCAGTTATCCCACTCGTAGATAACAAGTTCAACGCTATGAAGTCAAACTTAAAGGTATTAGAAACGGCTGCTAAAAAGAACCCTGCCATAGTTAGCCACGTCAATCCTTACCTTGATATGCCCGTTCATTATGTTAAAAGCCAAAAGGATTGGTATAAACATATTAAAGATTTAGTAAGCGATGCGGATATGAGAAAGGAAAGCGGAGAGAAGCTTTTTGAGTTCTGCCAAAAGAAGTATAACTTTGACGAGATAAATTTAGACCGAAAGTATATTTATAGTAAACTATGCCAGTAATAAAATGCTCAAACGGGAAATATAGAATAGGCTCAGGCGGTTGCGTTTACGATACCGAAGAGAAGGCTAACCAAGTTTGGAAGGCTATCCTTGCAGGTGGCAAGTTCGCAGATAGCTATACTGACTACCCTGAAAGCGCAACTAACAACGCAAAGAGGGCAATAGAATGGGCTGAGAAAAATGGTTGGGGTTCTTGTCTTGAAGCAACGGGAAAAGCAAGGGCAAGACAGTTGGCAAATCGTGAGCCAATTAGTAGAGATACTATTGCCCGTATGGCTTCCTTTAAAAGACACCAACAACATAAAGACGTTCCTTATAGCGAAGGTTGTGGCGGAATTGCCTGGGATGCGTGGGGCGGTACGAGTGGGGTTGAATGGGCAATTAATAAACTAAAAGAAATAGACGGAAAATAATTTGCATACTTAAATTTTTTAATTATTAATCAACGAAAAATTTAATGGGGAAGGTATGCAGAAACACACACAAATTTATTTGCAGGGAATGGGGTATAAAAAAACGGACTTCATTCCTTGCGAAGTGTGTGGCTCACAAGCGGTAGACATACATCATATTGAGGCGAGGGGTATGGGTGGC